CTGAGGAGGGGCCGCACGCAGTGCACACCATGTGATTAATTTCACATCTATCCAAAGGAGTTTTCCGTGTTCACCAATTGCAAGCACGTTAAACAACGTGCCTTACCTTTCCCCGTGAATGATTTTCGCATTCGCGAAGGATATAGGTATGTGTCTCCGCCTCAGACCTGGGTCATGGACCCTTGGTCTCAGCAGAACAAATTGCATCTTGGTGGATCTCAGATTACTGAGACGGATGGCAACCCTTGGCCACTGCCAAAGAACAGTGGCAAGAAGGATTTAGGTTCTGAGTTTTATACTCAGAAGAAAGAGATCATTGCACCAACAGTGATGCCTTACTCTTTCTGCGAAGTTAAGACATATAACCCACCTGGGACCCTCTACAATCGTGCTTTTGAGGGTTCTCTTGTGGCTAATTGTCTTAAACTCGAGACCTATATCCCGGGAAACCGTTATTCGGGGAAACCGTTGTTCCCGCTTGGGTACAACTGGCCTCCCGACATGTCTTCTTCTAGACATGATCTGGAGGTCAAGGGTACTACAGCGATAACAGCGTGTGCCCCAGGTAGCCCGGTTGCTAATGCAGCCTCTTTCTTAGGTGAACTCATGCAGGACGTTCCGAAAGTACCCGGAATTGCCCTGTGGGAGTCTCGTCTAAGAGCTGCCGCTGCTGTTGCCGCAGGTGCAGATGAGTTTCTCAACTACATCTTTGGCATAGCACCGACTATCGGTGATATGGGAGACTTTCTAAAAGGATCCCATAAAATCGATAAAGTGATCGAACAATTCGAACGTGATTCTGGTCGAGTTGTTCGAAGAGGCTTCCATTTCCCCACGGAAAAGAGCGAAACCGAAGAGGTGCTTCCCTATACTTGGTCTCCAGCAGGATGGGCTCATGATGAGGTCATCAATACTGGATACTGTTGGATAGGTGCACCAAACTCCGGTGGAGCTCTACCAGTGCGTCCTACCGTACGTAAGCGAACCGTTGAACGCAAACAGTGGTTCAGCGGCGCCTTCACTTATTACCTACCGAGTTGGTATGACTCTGACTCGGAACGGGATAGGCGTAGGCTTATGGCGAAGCTCTTTGGAGCCGAGCCGGATATCGCGACCGTATGGCAATTGGCGCCCTGGTCCTGGGCCGTAGACTGGTTTAGCAATGCGGGTTCTTACATTAAGAACCTTCAAAGCCTGCTAGCCTACGGCACGATTCTACGGTATGGGTATATGATGGAAACTACTACCGTCACAGATACCTTTACCGCATCGGGCCCCTACTCTTCAGTAGGGATGGCTGGTCTTTCACAGCCTTACCCGTATGTCGCTCCCGTAACTCTTCGTGTAACAACGAAGAAGAGAGTGGCAGCGAGTCCCTTTGGATTTGGCCTTACATGGGACAGTTTGTCATCTGTCCAGAAGGCCATAGTTGCGGCTCTTGGCATTACCAGAGTCGTGAGGTAGATCACTGCACACCAACGCAAAAGGAGCACGTCGATGTTTACTGATCCAATCTCACTCACTCCCGGAGTCGCGTTCGACGCAGGAGTCGTGAGTCTGCCCCGTGTTTCTCAGAACGGGTCAGTCTCCGTCTACCGTGCCGGACCGCTCTCCGTGAATGCAGGGAGTATCCTGCAGGTTACGGCATCCCATCAGACCGGGAGACGTATCCGCAGGTCCCTTCGCTTGGACTACAGCGACAATGCTGCGAGTACGTTGATCTCGGGTACTACCGCCCCACGTAGCTGTTCAGCTTACGTGGTCGTGGATGTACCTCCGGCCAACCAATTCACAGCAGCGAATCTTCAGTCGCTTCTCAATGGCCTTAAAGGCACTTGGTCCGCGACATCTGATGCCCTTCTCTTGAAGTGGCTCAACGGCGAAAGCTAAGAGTCACTTCTCGAGATCCTCGGGCATCAGGAAGATTAGGGAGTAAGCATCGGCTAGGACCGTTTACCTCTATTAGGAGGATACGTGAAAAGCCTAATGCTGCTCTGGAATAGCATTGCCACAACGTTGGCGATGCGGTGTTGCACTAGCGCCCACCACGACATTAAAACTGTCGCGGAGCGATCGAAAAATGAAGGGTTATCGTTTCTTACGATAACCCTCCCTACCTTTGCAAAAGACTTTGAACTTTGTCTTGAGCAAGGATATGTGGACAACGCCGTCTTTCTTTCTTTTAAGAAAGGCGGGAGTCTCCCGAGATTCCTTTCGGGTTTCTCTTGTCTCGTTTTCGATCGTCAAACTGGTGTTCTACTCGACAAACCCAACATCAGTGCGATTCAAGCTATTCGGCAATTGACTTTGCTCTATAGCAAGATTCTCATTGACTGTGAGCCTTCTCGAATAAAGAAGGCTTTCAGGGAGTTTGTCGAATGTGAGCAGGAAGTTAGGGATTCAATTGGTTCTCGAACTTATCTTGAGTTCGATCGCCTATCGAGTCTCCTTTTTGGTTCGATGTTCTCCGGTATGGATTACAAGGTCTATACCGGCGATATTCGTCCCAAACATGGCCCTGGCGCAACTTCTGATTCCCTTTACGGAAATCAGAAATATTGCCAGAAGGTTTGGCCATCGCGCCTCGAGCGTTATTTCCCTTACGGGGAAATGGTTCTTCCCAATTATTCATATTGGGAGGAGATGCTTGAGGTTAACTTCCTCGAACCCGAGGCTGAGATTCCCGTTAAGGTGATCTCAGTCCCTAAAACGATGAAGACTCCTAGGATTATTGCCATAGAGCCTACTGCTATGCAGTATGCACAGCAGGGGATTCTACGGCTTTTCCAGGAAGGAATTGAGAATTCTTTTCTCTCTTCTTTTATCGGACTGAATGATCAGACGCCTAATCAGCGAATGGCCAGACAGGGATCTAAGTTTCGAGATCTTGCAACACTCGATTTGAGTGAAGCTTCCGATAGAGTCTCTCTTGAGATCGTTGAGCATCTTCTCCACAATCACCGTCATCTTCATGACGCTGTGATGAGTTGTCGAAGCTCCAACGCTCTCCTACCTGACGGGAGTGTTCTATCTCTCGCCAAGTTTGCGTCTATGGGTTCGGCTCTGTGCTTCCCAATTGAGGCGGCTGTCTTCCTTACCGCCGTCTTCGTTGGGATTGAACAGAGTCTAGGACACCGGATGACCTTAAGGGACATCAAGTCCTTTTCAGGTCGGGTGCGCATCTTCGGGGACGACATCATTGTCCCCGTCGAACATGTGCGCTTCGTGTGTCGTAGCCTTGAGTACTTCGGTCTCAAGGTTAACGATCGCAAGTCTTTTCGGACTGGTAATTTCCGAGAGTCTTGCGGGAAGGAGTACTATGACGGAACAGACGTTTCAGTTGTCCGTTGTCGTCGCGTTATTCCCTCCACACGAAAGAACGTTCAGGAGATCGTGTCGGCTGTCTCTCTCAGGAACCAGCTCTTTCAAGCTGGTCTTGAGGATTCAGCTCTTCACCTTGATCGTGGATTGCTCCGGATTCTCCGGAGTTTTCCATATGTCGAGGAAGGTTCTCCTGTTTTGGGTCGGCTTCATTATGGCCTTAATGTATCCAAGGTTGTAATGAGGAACTCCATCCCTCTGATTAAGGGATGGACAATTCGGCCTGTTATCCCAGTTAATGAGATATCAGACTGGCCGGCCCTGCGTAAGTGCCTCCAAAACATGGAGGATAGACCCTGGAACACTGATCCATTTAATTATGTATCAAGCTCCAAGGATCACTTACGACGTTCTGGACGCCCCCGAGTCGTCGACATCAAACTCGGGATGGGCCCCGCATAGCGTCATTGCATGCGGGCTTGGGAGCATCTTACACTCTCAAGGGGGAGATATCTTACCTAGGAGTTACGGCCTTATGCCGTGACAATCACCATCAGAGACCGGATGTCCGCGAGGGCATCCACAGCAGATCGGTAGTTCGAATAGAGCTACCAGTCGCTGTCTCCGCAGGTGTCTCCAGGGGGAAACCTAACCCGG